CCCGTGCGCAAATACGTGCCGCTGATCAGTGGCTTCAAGCAGGAATTGCCCGACGGCACGAACCCCGATCTGCCACGTGGCATCGCGGTGCTCGACATCGACGACAACGAGAATAGCGGCCGCGTGTGCGTGCTGGTCGAGAAGGAACTGCTCGACGCGGAAAACCGGTTCTGGCCGCAGGCAACGCGCATGCCCGATGCCGACTGCTGGGCAGCTGATCCACGAGACCCGCGACGGTTCGATGTCAGCCCGCCGAACGATGGTTCGGGCTCCCTGGCCGTGCTATACGGCGCCGTGCCGCCCCGCCTGGCCGATGGTACCGAGACGCTGGCACTGGGCGACCAGTACAAGCTCGCCGGCGTGACCTTCCTGCTCTTTCGGGCCTATGCCAAGAACAGCAAGCGGCAGGATCTCGGCAAGTCGCAGGGCTACTGGTCGCAGTACCTAAACATCCTCGGCATCAAGTCGACCGCTCAGGTTGCCGTCGCACCCAAGGTGTCACAACAAGTCGGATCCTGATCATGCAAATGGTGCCGATCATCCAGCTGTTGCCCGAAGTGGCGCAGATCTGTCGCAAGGCGCCGCCGGGCACCCTGATCCGCGCCTATGCGCGCGCCGCGAATGACTTCTGTCGGCAGAGCAGGTGGCTGCGTTCCACCCTACCAGGCGAAATCAACTCAAGCACGCAGGTCTACAACCTTGGTTCGGATCCAGATCTGCAGATCATTGGTCTCAAGGCTTGCACCTGCGCGCCCACCACGGGCGGCAACCAGCAGCCCTACCCGCTGGTGGTGTCCAACGACACGGGCAGCTGGAACCCCAACGGCACGCCCACCCAGCCACAGCAGTACGCCTATGTGCCCGAAGGGCAGATTGCCTTCGGCCCGAATGCGATCAACGCGGTCTACAACGTCGTGGTAACTCTCGTGCTGACACCGCGCAAGGGCATCGTCAGCACGCCGGAGGTCATCCTGGCCAAATGGGAAAACACGCTACAGGCCGGCGCGCTCGAATACCTGCTGGCGTTGCCCAGCATGCCGTGGACCGACCTCGCCGAATCCAAGCGCCAGGGCATGACGTTTCGCGCTGGCATCAGCAACGCCAGGGCAGACGAGCAGCGCGGCTACAACGCGGGCACCGTGTTCCTTCGCCGTCGTCCTTTCATCGTTGGCAGGAGATAACCATGCCAGGCTTTTCCATCACGCCGGTTACCGGCTTCAACCCCGAGGTGGGCGAAGACTTCCCCACCGGCCTGCAGTTCCAGCTCAATGGCGAGGATCTCGGGCTGCCCAATGTCGACACCTTCAACGTTGTCATAGGCGGCTCGGGAACGATCCCTTCCTTCACGCGCGGCACTGGCGAATCTGCCAACGTGGTGACGCTCACGATCCCGCAGGGCTGATGGAATGCGCAACGACATCGCGAGTTTTCGGGGAGAAGCCCCGCGCCTAACCCCGCGTGCACTGCCGCCGAACGGCGCGCAAGAAGCAACCCTCGCGCGGCTGCTGTCGGGAGACCTTGAGGCGTGGCGCCAGTTCGCGCTCGAGCAGGCCCTCGACAACACCGGGCCTGTGCTGAGCATCTACCAGCTGGGCACCATCTGGCTGGCATGGGATCACGACGTCGACGTGGCGCGCGGAGCGCTCGCCGGCGACACCACATTGCGAATCTTCCTGACTGGGCCGGCCGAATACGATCGGCCACGGTGGACCAATCTGGCACTTGCTGGTGCTGGTAATGGGCCGCCGGCCGAGACGCGGCCGCTCGGCGTGCCAGCGCCCGAAGGTGCCCCCGTCGTGGTGGCGGGCATCGATCCCACACCCACCTCGTTCGCGATCGACATTCTCGACGAAGGCGATGTGTTGTCGACGCAATGGCGAACCTCATCGCCGGTGAACGAAGCGACGTTCAACAGCAACGTAGTGCAGGATGCGGTCGACGGCAACCCGGCGCCCTGTTACCAGATGAGCTGGCGGGATCAGGAGGTCGGCACCAACCTTCGCCGCAACTTCGGCGTGGGCAAGGCCAATGCGGTGACGATGAACACCGACTTCTGGGTCAACACAGTGGACGGCCGGTCGCGCTTCTGGGCTGGCGTGCAGCGCAACGAGGCTGGCGCCGGCGTGAGCGTGCAGGTCGACCAATCCGCAGCCGGTGACTGGTATCTCTCGATCGGTACCGGCGCTGACTGGTCGCAAGGTCAGAACCAGAGCACGCTGGTCTTGAGCGGCGTTTCGCATGCCATCACGACGGACACATGGTTTCGCCTGGTGGTGTCGGTGGTCACGAACCTCGACAACACGATCACCGTCACGGCGAGCGTGAAGGATCTGGCAGACGTCGAGCTGCTGTCAGCCACCACCGGCGTGACATGTCCCATCGGCGATTGGTGCGGGTTCGGCAGCGGCTTCGACCAACTGGGCGACACATCGATCGCACGCCTCGACAACATCCACGTTCAGGCCGCCGGCTCGACAGGCTACAACCCGGTCAACACTGCCACCGCCTACGTCTACACCTACGTCAACGATCAGAGCGAGGAGTCAGCGCCGAGCTTCGCGAGCGTCGACGTGCTGCGCCCGGCCGGCATTGCGATCACGGTCAGTTCGCCCACCGACACGCCAACCGGCATCGACTCGAGCTGGCACATTGAGACGAAGCGGATCTATCGCACCGTCAGTGGCAGCACTGGCAACATTTTCCGGTTCGTGGCCGAGATCCCGCTGGCCCAGCAGGATTACGTCGACAGCATCCCCGACACCGAACTCGGTGACGAACTTGAGAGCGAAGGGTGGGATCTGCCACCAGTCGATCTACGCGGCATGCTCGCGTTGCCCAATAGCACCATGGCGGGCTTCTCAGGCAATCAGCTGTGCATGTCGGCGCCGAACAGACCGCATGCCTGGCCAGTGGCCAATCGCTATACCGTCGACACCAACGTCGTTGCAATCGGCAACATCGATACGACCGTGGTGCTTGGCACCGAGGCCTTCCCCTACCTCGCGATCGGCACCGACCCGGCGGCCTACGGCATGACCAAGCTCGAGGTTCCTCAAGCCTGCGTCGCGAAGCGCTCCCTGGCCTATCTCACGGGCTTCGGCGTTGTGTTCGCGTCACCTGATGGCCTGATCGCGATCGCAGGCAACGGCAACGTGCAGAACCTCACAAGCGGCGTCTTCACGCGCAAGCAGTGGCAGGCCTTAGTTCCAGAAAGCATCCTTGGAGTGGCGCACGACGACGTTTACCACTTTTTCTATGACACCGATCCGCCGGCGCCGCCGATCGAGACGGTCGTCTTGGCGCTGTTCCACATGCTCAATGAGGAGTTCTTGAATAGCGAGGGAACGTTCATAGGCATCGACCAGACCGGTGCCTCCTGGACATCGCCAGTTGATCATAGTTTTGTTGCTGCGCCTGGCGGCTTCGCCCCTTCTGCGATGGCCGAGGGACCAGTCGGATCGCCTAGCTACGCGCGCGATGTGTCGCAGCTTGACCCGATCCCTAACAGCTTCCCGCGTGTGGCAAACGAGTCATTTGCGATCTATCTGCGCGCCGCAGCTACGACTGCGCCAGGGTCAGGTAACGGTGGCGCTTCGCTCGGCGATGACATTGGCGGCGCGAACATCCAGTCGGGTCCGGCCAATCAAACGGCCTTCCTCACAAACGGTACTAATTCGGTATTCCTAATCGGGCCAGCCGTACTATCGGGCGGCGCATTCGTTGAATTGCTGTTGTCGTATGACGGCACCACGGCGCGACTCTTCGCCGCTGGCTTACTGGTCGACAGTGCCGACATCAACATGGCCGCGATGACCTCGATCAAGTATCTCAACGTCAATGTGAATGACCCATCCAATGATGGCTATGCGATCGATGAGGTTTACATGGTGCTGGGCACGCCCATCGAGACAGCCGACTACACACCCCGCACTACGGAATGGCCCAACCCATGAAGGCCGGCTACGCACTTGACATGAAATCGGATGGCTTCGGCCTGGTGTCGCTTTCGTATCACGCGACGGCCGCGCACGCGCCACCGAAGACCGACACATTGCAGCTCGTGCTCGACGAGCTCGACGAGCCTGCGACCGCATACCTGCCGCTCCCCAGCACGTCGCCCACACCCGACGGCACGACGATCTACACCTTCGATTCGCCCGAAGGCGATGGGCAGATGGTCTACCAGTGGCGCGGCAAGTTGAACTTGCTGCCCTATCCTGCGTCCTTCAGCTACTGCCAGGTGCGCGCGCTCGACTACGACAATCTGGTGCTGCGTCTGTTCGGCGATGGGCTGCTGCTCTTCGAGACAGTCATCACCAGTTCTGAGGTGTTCACACTGCCGTCGGATGATGTCTACGAGACTTTCGAGATCGAGCTGATCGGCACGTCGACCGTGCGCACGGTGCAGGTGGCCGAAGACGTGCAGGAATTCGACTGATGGCCGGCACGAAGCCGACGGTCAACCCCGTCAAAACGCTCGATCTGCG